TTTTTTCATCAGCAATGTTTTGCTTATCAAGTGGAATATAAAGTTTTTCAGGTTTAACAGCTTTCTTGTAATTGCCTGAACTGTTCATAATCAGTGAAGTGAACCATGCTGTTCTTTGCATTTCTTGGTCAAAATCTTCATTGATTATTTGAACATGTGCTTCATACATATCAACAACTTCACGTGTCGATAAATCCCATACTTCAAAGGGTTTAAATTTATAAACCCCGTAAAGTATTTTCTTTATCAACACCCAATTGATTGAACCATCACTGGAAAGTAATTGTTTTACTTCCCCACTTCACCGAACGCTTTCGTTAATGCTTCAGTAATAGTTGCCATGTTTTCCATATCAATAAGTTCCCCAACTGCTTCAACAGTAAGTTCCTTATCTTCATGCATCAATCCAGCAAACAAAAGAGTACGCAAATCTTTCAACTTAATACTTCCTTCTTTGCCCATCGTTTGAATATCAACACCGTTTTCTTCAGCGTAAACCAATGAATTAAGTGTGAATTTCAACGTGCGTTCCTTATCTAGTACTACTTTGCTTTCTCCACGTTCTTTGTTTGCCATCCTGAACATCCCCTATTTTCTAATTTTTTATATTAACGAATACATCCGTAAACTTTTGTTTACATTAAGCTGGTGCTTTAACACCAACAACACGAACAAGTGGTGAAGCACCTTCAAGTGAAACTGAGAAAGAAACAGCATCTTCTTGTGAAAATTCGTTTTCAAGTGAAGTAATAACTGCATCACCTGTATACGTGATACCATCTGAATTTGAATCTGCACCAATGCGAATTTCAACAAATACTGTTTTACGTTGTTCAAACGCAAGTTCAAGTAATTCTTGTCCTTCATCACCTAAAGTAACAAATCCTTCAGCTTCAACCGAAAATGACTTTAGACCTACTAATGAAGTTGTCCATCCGCCATTTGTTTTATCTGATGTGTCTATAGTACTAGCTGACCTCGATAAACTAGCCCCTGTTTGTCCACCGATAGTAGTAATTTGACCAAGTGCATCTTTTGCTTTCAGTAATACGTCAACACCAGCAACTTTTGACATTCAATTCACCTATCCTTCAATTATTGTGTAATTCATTGAAACCGTGTATAATCCGTTTTCTTCTCCAAGAAAAAGTGGTGACGGGTTATCACTTTCAATGTTCAAAACTTCTAATCCATCAAAAAAAGCACCCTTGAAATCAGTGGTTAAGAAACCCTGAATTTCTAGTGCTTTGTTAATTGCAAGTTGTGGATGTGCTTCACGTGTAACAATACGCATGAATATTTTCTGTACACCGCCACGCTTGAAAGTTCCACCTGTTAAATCCACCGTTGAACATTTGGCATCTGTAGAAGGGAACATTAATGGATAAAAAGTATGTATTTCTGAAGTGTTCAAGAAATCATTAACACTTTCTAGTTTCATATTTTCACCTTCAATCAAATATTTTTAACCATTTTTTCAATGTGTGCTTTATAGGTTTCTTCTTCACCTTTAGCGACACCGCCAAGATAACCAGCACCAACTGGATAAGTTTTTCCACTCATTCCAGTACCGCCTGTTTTCGCTTGTGATTTCTCGCCCAAGTTGTAACCACCTTCATGCATCTTTAACGCATAGTTGAAGTTACCAAATTTCTTATCTTTACCGCCTTTTTTCTTGACCGCATAAGACACCGTTCCAACACCATCAACAATTGTTTTTGTCCACGACTTTTCAAGAATACCTTCATCGTGTGGTGCAGATTGTGAAGAAGTTCGCACCAAATCATCAATAACATCTTCCAAACCAAGTTGTGCTTGTGCTTGTATCTTTTTTGCAATTGCTGAAGTATCAACAGTTGATTTGTATTTATACATGACTAAACAACAACTTTCGTGAATAATGTTTCACCTGAAAAATCTTTAATTGGTTTAACTTCAAGTACTTCAAGAATACGTGTTTGGTTAAAATCATCAGTGAAAGATAACTTGTCACCGTGCTTTATTGGAAACAACTCATTGAAGTAAACCTTTGCAGTTACACCAATCTTTTTACCTTCTGAAGTTGTAAGTTCTTCAGTTTTCAAGGAATACATGATTCTGCACTTGACTGTTTCAGGTGTTTGAGAATTAACACTAATTCCCCATGAATCTTTTTTTGTTTCTCTCAAAACATCAACCGAATCAATAAGTTCAATCATGTGTACATTCCCCTGTTCGTGTCTGTGACATTAACTGAATAAGAACCGACACGCTTTTTCAGTAACAACTTAACTTCAGGTGCAACGCTTCTATCAGTCTTTGAAAAGCTTTGTGACATACCTTCTATAGACATAGAAGAAACACCCATTTCAGCTTTCATAACATTTGCATCCTTTGATAGAATCCAAATTGTTTGATAAGCAACAGCTTCAACTGGTAAAGGTTTAGTTGTGGAATTGTAGTTTTTAAACAACATGTAAAGAACTGATTCAGCGTTTTTCACTGCTTTGCGTTTTTTAGGTTCATCGACCTTATCCCATGATGCAGTGTGAAAAATGTTTTCATCAATAAACGCTTTCACATCTTCAAATACCATGATTATTCACCAACTTTAGCTTTAACTTTTTTAGGTTTAACAGGTGCTTTTTCAACTGCTTCAACCACGGCTTCAACTTCAACTTCAACAACTTCTTCAGGTGCTTCATGTTTCACAATTTCAACACCAAATTCTTTCATTGCTTCAGCATCTTTCAAAGGAACTTCTGCATGACCAGCTTCAAATTTGAAACCACGAATGAAACCATCATAATGTGGATATTTTGTTTTAACTGTTACTTTTTCCATTAGAACACCACCTTTTGAACATTAATATTCAATTAAGATAAATAAAAAAGAAGATGCTGGAATAACCAACACCTTCAAGTTTATTAAACTAATTTGATACCAGTTAAACGTGCAAGACCTTTAGGGTTACCGTCAACGATTGAAACGTACCACTCGATAAGAGTTTCATACATTACACCACGTAAACCGTTATCCACTGCTTGAAGTTCACCAGCTTGAATACCAACAACACCAGCATCCATACCAAACTTAACTGCATAGATTGAATCATCAGGAATGAAAGCATCGTCAATAACAGCTAAACGAACATCACCGAAGTATTGTTGAGGACGTCCAAACGCATCTTGTCCAGCTTGGATGTATGCACCTTGACCAGCAAACATTGAAGTTAATTTACGACGTGTACGTTTATTTACAAACAACACATCCGAACCGCCTTGAACAGTGTCAAGTAATTCATGTAACATTTCAGCTGTAAGCATAGCTTTAGCACCAGCAACTTCTTTATCAAGAACTTGTTCACCAGTGATACGAATATCTAAACCGTTGAACTCTAATACGTTTGCACTTGCGTTACCGCTGAAGAACGTGCGTGTAAATTCATTTGCAATCGCTTTTGACTTGCTTTGTGTAGCTTCTGCACGAACATTATGGATGTTCTGTGTAAGTTCAATGAATCGGTCAACTTCAACTTTAGAACCTAATCGTTTTAATGATTCAGTTTTAGTCACGTTAGTTGGGTTTGTGTGTGCGTAATCTTCATTCACTGCACGGAAACCAACAGAACCAGTTGATTCTTCTTGTACATAGTTAAAAGCGTTACCGTTAATTGCAACGATTGGTAGTAATTCCAATACCGCAGATTCACGAACGATTGTTTCAACGATACCTTTTTTCAATGGTACTTCAATAATTTTTAAAGCTTCAACCATAGTAATTCCAGCCATTGTATTTCATCCCCTTGTTTTTTGAATTAAAAAAGACGAACCAGCTTTTCGCCAGTTCGCCCGTTATGTATGGAAGAATGTTCAGTAGTTACCATACAAATATTGGTGTTTATTTTGACCCACTGTAAAATGAAACAAGTGCTTGAAGTGGATTCATTTTTTGAACCTTATCCAGTGCATCAGCATTAGAAGAATGGTTCAAAGGTGTACCAACAACAACTTGTGCTTGTTTCTTGAATAACCCTTTTTCTTCAGCTTTAGAAATCCATGCAATCTTTTGTTCATCTGATAATTCAGCTGGAACAAGTTCACGCATATCTTCAGGAATCGCTTGAAGTTTTGAAGCAACCATTTCACCCACTAAAGTTTTATACTTTTCAACTTCACTTGTAAGTTTGTCAGTAGTTTCTTTAATAGAAGTTTGTGTTCCTTCAGATGCAAGTTTCATATCAGCAAGTTCTTTTTCCATCGCTAATTTTGAAGCTTCCATTGTTGCCATTTGGTCAGCAAGTAACTTGTGTTTGTTGTTCACTTCATCAAACCGTTCTTTAGGAATCATAATTTCCTTAACTGGTTCAACAACTGGTACAACAGGAACAACTGGTGTTACTGGAACAACTGGTTCAGGTGTTACTGGTGTTACTGGTGTTACTGGTACAACTGGAATTTCAACTGTCATATTCATCTTCTCCTTAAATTCGTTTTTATTCGTGCAACGACACGTTCAAGAATACGAATGTAAACAATCGTAAACTAAAGTATTCAAAACAAGTCTGAAATGACTTCC